CGTTAAAGGATCCCCCTGACACCTGGCTGCTCTCAAGCATTACCATGTCAAGGTCTGGCACACGTATACGTACAACGTGCACCGCCGCCTCGGTTAAACCCACAACTGGTTCCGAGGCTCAAACGTGTCGCGGCTGCTTTCGCAGCGCTTGCGACACAAGAGAGACCATTTCCAATGGCTTGATGCTCATTCGGATTCGATTCAGGATTCCTGGATGCGAACTGCCGGATCTTCAAGCTAAGGATCTTAACAAGTATCTCTCTTATCTTCTCTTACAAGGTAGGAAGAGGGCTTCCGTTCCGTTTCCACGGAGGCAATCTCGCCAGCGAGATTGCGACGGCCTTCTTACCTTGTCGCGTTTGCTGAAACACGAGCGATGGGAATTTGCCCATTCCGTCGCGTCAATTAAACGCAACCTCCCCCGAGGTTGCAGTCAGCATACGCCCTCCGCGCGTCCTGCTTGGGAGCAGAACGCGTTCTCCTTACCCCCCTCCTCTTCGCCTGAGTACCTGCGTTTCGTACGCGAGAAGGTATCTCAAATCTTTCCTTATGGTTGGGATCGGAATTATGAGAATTTTGTTTGGTCTCATGTTCCCAACCCTACGGCCCGCTTGACTGCTCGTCGCGCAGATTTGTGGTTTGCCGGAAAGGGAAAAGATTTCCGTAGGCAGTGTCTTAATGGCCGATCAGTTCCGATCGATCAGCCAGTTAGGGCCCGGTACAAGGAAGTGATGAGTGCTGGAAAGTGCAGGCCTCTCGTTATTTATGACGAGACCACAGAGATTCTAGCACCATTGCACAAAGTCATCGAGTCGCATTTAATGCGACAGAGTTGGCGCCTTGTCGGACCACCTACGGAGGCGAAAATATCATCTGCCTGTGTTTACCGTTACCAGACCTCGGTAGATCTGGTAGCCGCCACAGACAACCTGTCCTTGGATGTGACAGAGGCGATACTTGGCTCTTTGCTTCGAAAGAGTCAGAAAATTCCAGGACCGGTTCGCTTACGAGCTTACCAGTCGCTCCGGCCACTTGTTGATTGCGCCGGAGAGGAGAAGGAAGTATCGCATGGGCAGATGATGGGGAGCTACCTTTCCTTTCCCCTCCTTTGTCTTCACTCTTATCTGGCAGCGCTTTGGGCGCTGCGCGGAGAAGAAGGCAATGTCCTTGTTAACGGTGACGACACCCTTGTGTCGGCCAACCGTTATCTCGAAGTCTCAGATTACCCTAGCGGGTACATTATGAACGATCTGAAGACGATTCGATCCGAAACCATTGCAGAGATCAACTCGACTGGGTTTCTAAGAGGCAGAGGGGGCAAGTGGCGTGAGATTCGTCACTTGCGGAGAGGTGGATTTCTGACCGATTATGCCGGGATGCTGCATGCCGCGAAGGCAGTCGCCGGCTCAATTGTATGGACGGATGCTTTCATCCGTTCACGAATCGGAAAGAAGTGGGGGTTCCTACCCTCCCAGCTTGGGTTACACCCCAAGTCCTATGTCGCTCATGAGCGGCATCGGTCAATGTGGAACAGGTCTTTCACCTGTCTGCCGAGTCCGCCCAAAGGGGATTCCACATTGCTTCTAGGCGTCCGCAGACGTCTAGATCCCGATGAGCAAGTAGCTTTGTACCTGCACCAGTGGGCTACAGGTCGGGAGGGAGGGGGGAAGAGAGACGTATTTAACCCGTCTGTGGGTTTCGTACGTCGGACCTATGCGTATAAGGCTGTGAAGCCTTGGTCTCGGCTTTCTTACCTTGGGAAGTTGAGGGCGTTGAAAGTGCCCGCGCATAGGAGAGAAGAAGAACTACGTTTTCTGCCTGCAGATTACGTCAGTATTAAAGAAGATCTCGCACTAAGAGAGCTTGCCGCTTATGGCTCTCAGTTGTTTAGTGACGAGTAACTTGGGAAGTGGTCCCTTGGCCAGGAATGCCCTTATGGGCGGTGGGGGTGATAATGAGAGTGAGGTGGTATCCACGCCGAAAAACGTAGGCCTATGGTCCGATTGAAGTCTCAGGCGGAAACTCCTGAAGTAGTAGGACCATAGCACCCTTCTCCGTACTAACCCGTTCGTCATGACAATGGCGGCTCGCTCCTTGCGTTTCAGGAGGCGGTTTGGATTAGGGTAGGCATACGGTTTAGTAGGCCCCCCTCTTATTGTCACCAGGGTTTCTGGTTTGCGCAGTCTCGTAGTGGTTAGCGACCACTGGCTGTTAGCTG